TTAATGCCATAACAGTCATGTCGGCAACTACTACGGCAACGGCATAATCCATTGCTAATTCCATTACTAAGTAAGCGGCTATAACTGCTGGCATTTACTGTATCCAATTCTCATCTTTTTTCCTAAACCCAAATTTTTCATACTTTAATTCAGGGCTTGTATCCATCTTACTTACACCAAAAAACTTAATTCTTCCAAATTGCTTTAACTGCTTACCATATTCTATATAAGAAAGTAAAAGTCTATAACCAGTAGAACCACCTCTAAATTCTGGTTTTACATACCAAGCTAACTCTTGCATGGTAAAAATCTTATCATCCCAAACTGTAGGATGAATAATAGCCATTAATAGACCTTTATTTTCTTCAATAAAAATTACTCCCATTCCAGCAAAGATAGTTTCTAATAATCTATTCCAATATGCTTCATTATTAGAATCAATATACTCTGGCAAGTTTGCTTCTTCACGAAACAACTTCATCATTTCTATAATTTCTGTCTTATCGTATTTGTTGGCTTGTCTTATCATTGTTTTCCAAAAGCGTAGTAAACAGTTGAAATAGTATTAACTCTATTCATTGAAGTATCGCCAGCATTATAAAACTGCCAACTTGCATCATTGGTATATCTACCAGCAACTCGATTCTGTAAAATCATTTGAATATTTGCCGCACTAATTGTAATAGTGCCAACATACATTCTTTGTTCTTCCATCCATTGTTCGCTAATTTGAAATGTATTAACAAACCCATAAAAATATTGATATAAACCACCATTGCCGCCAGTAGTTATTAATGTTCCATCTGGATTAAAAAATCCTTTCCACATGGTAATTTGCGAACCTTTAATTTCTTGACTTAATACCCACCCAAGCATTGATGTGTCAATTCCAACTACTGTGATTGTGGTTTGATTAGCGGTGGATTTAATATCTCTTTGCACCGCACCAATTCCTACAAGCTGACCAAGACCATTAAAAGGCTGGCTATCAACCGATGGAATTGTTAATGCGGATTGTGTGGTTGCAAATCTATAAGTTTGCGTAGGGGTAACAACACGAATAAAGTCCGCATAGCGAATATTATTTGTTCCTTGAATAGGTGCAATAGGGGTGCTCATAAGACTGACTCAAAGGCTTTAAAAGTGCCTGTCCATTTAATAAATGAGTCATTAGTAATTGGCATTAAAGTGTAATTAGGATAAAGTTGCAAAATTACTGGAAAAGTGCAACCAGTATAAGTATTACCGCCCATTGCAACTGTAGTTCCATACTCTCCTATTACAGCATGAATACCAGAGCTTAATGGTCCATTAATAAGGTTTCGATGAACTGGAATGGTAATAGTTCCTCCAGAGCCACACAAAACATCAGATTGCGCTATATAAGTATATTGACCAGCTTGTATAAAGTCTCCAGCACGAACCGCAAAATAAGTGGGGTTTGCTGTAGGCACATTGGTAAGAATTAAATTCTGAGCCGCAGATGCAGTAGAAAACACACAATTTGCTATTTCTGTTGGGGTCATTTGACCTCTATAAGAAATATAATTTACCCAGCCAGTAGAACCAAAGTTTAAATATTGAGTAAAAGACTTGTCATAGTATCGAAGATTAGCAAGCAAATCTCTATTTTGTGAATAAAGCAAATAATCATTCGGCTTAAATTCAAATTGAAAAGGCACTACAGTCAAAATTTCACTTGTAGCAATGCGCTGATTCCTTGAAACAACTTGACCTACAAACCGCTGATCGTTAATTGTTACTTGTTCGCTTACTTGTAGAATGGTAGTTAAATTAGGCATACATTATCTGCTTGTAGGCAGTCCTCTTTGTGCAGATTGGTTTGCTGACCATACTGCGGTTTTATTTCTAGCTAAGAACTGTACGGCAGATTGTGTATCAATGGCGGACATACTGGCAATATATGGTCCATTGTATGTAGGACCACTTGTTCCTCCGCCACCAAGAACTGAAGAAAGTTGATTATTTGGAATAATTGTTCCAGAACGATTTGGAACAAATAACTCAGGACCTTGTTCACCAACTATTGAAGGCACTCCTACTGGAGGTGATCCGCCATCAGCAAAACCCAACAAACCACCAAATGCTGTTCCTCCAAAAGCGGCGGTCATAGTTTTAGCAACCATTGCTTTTAAAATAATCTTTTCAATGTCTTGAATGACGCTTTGAGCAAAACTAGAAAAATTTAATTTTCCAGTAGTAACAAAAGTATCTAAAGCAGAGTTCATTGAACTCATAACCGAATTAAATAAATCACCAGTTATCTTGGCATTATTACCAGCATCTTCTTTATATTGATTCCAAGCCTTAGTCCAACCAAATGTAAATGTTCTTTGATAATCAATAGTATCTTGAATACCTTTTTTGGTTCTATCAACTTCAGCATCTCTTAAACCCAAAATTGCTGTTTTTTGTTGCTCCAAAGTTCTTTTTAATGCTTCTGCGGCAGACCCTTGTCCAGCTCCAGCAATTTGTTTATCAATAGTATCAACAAACTTTTGATTTTCTTGAATAACTTTATTAACTGCCGATTGAACTATTGCTTGATCTTTAGTTAAATCTAATAACTTTCTTTGTGCTTCAATAATTTCATATTGAAGATCAGCTTGTCGTTGATATTCTTTAGTTAAGCCTTTAGCGGCATCTATTTTTTTTGCATTAGATTGTATAACTTCTTGACCGCCAACATTTTCTGGAACTGCTGGTTTTGTAGGGGGATTAGCTAATTTTTGTAACCGATCACTAAATGCCTTGTAATCGGAAGCCATTGTATCTAAGCCATCATGCCAATCTTTTTTTGCTTTAGTTATATTTCCAGAAAGAACATCAGAAATAATGCTTCCAGTAATTAATAAAATATTTGTAAATTGTATTAAAGTTTGTTCAATAAATGCAAATACTGCCGCCACTACATCCATTAATACACCAAAAAGTTGAATGATACTTTTTAATGGATTCATTAACTTATGTAATCCTTCATAAAATACATTTAAAGAAGGCATTACAGCTTCAGTAAATACTAGACTAATATCTTTAGAGTCTTTGCCTAAATTAATACTTAATTTATGAGCTTCTTCTATTGAAGCCGCATATCGATCCATTGTTCCTTTAGCTTCTTCAAGATCATGTGCAAAACCAACAATATCTATCCCTCTAAAACTTTTACCTAATACTTGAAATGCCAAACCATTTCTAGCGGCGGCATTTTCTATTTTTGCTAAACCAGTAATAGTTTTTTCAAATAATTCTTGCGGTGAAAGTGTAGCAATATCTTTAAGAGATACTCCTAACCTAGCAAAAGATTCTTGAGCTTTAGCACTACCAATAGCGGCAGTTTCAAGTTTTTGTGTAAAGCCAGAATAAACTCTACTTGTAGAGTCTGCTTCACCGCCATTTTCTTCTAATGCTCTGGACATTTCTAAAATGGAAGCAGTAGTTACATCATTAGCTTTTGCAGTTTTAACTATTGAATCTGCAAATTCAAGGGCTTTTTTGGTCATTTCCCCAAAAGAAGCAATACCAGCAAGTTCTAATATGGCATCTTTAAAATTTTCTAGTTTTTTACTAACGGCTTCTAGTCCAGCGTTGAACTCTGCCGTATCTAATCCCATTACTACACCTAGTCTTGCTACATTAGCCATTCTGTTTCTCCGTTAATGTCTTAGGTGCATTAGGACTCATTAAAATATAAGTTAATAATTGTTGGCTTGCTATTTCTTTCTTTTCTTGTTCCGACTTAGGTGGGTACATATAATCATAAGCATTCGGAATAATGTCTTGTAATGTATAGGCTTTGCCTTTAGTGCTACGCATATAATTATAAACTCCAGCAGTTAAATTGCCCAGAGTTTCTAAAATCCCTGTATTACCAATCATTCCATCGTTATATAACACACATATATCGTGGAAAACTTCTTGATCTATTAAATCTGGGTCAGTACCATGAGCCGTCAAATAAGCTCTAACTTGTCTTGGGACTGACCTAGTTACTTTCCCTTAGTTGCTTTGTAAGAAGGAGATATAACTTCATTAATAGATTCAAGAATTTGTAGCTGAATAGAAAAAGGAAAAAGCTCCTCAATCATATCGTATGTAATACTTGTCATATCAAACGATTCTTCTTCAGGCACAATAAACTTAAATAATTCTAAAATACGATTTTCGGTAATAATTTTATTTTTAGCAGTTTCTTGTAATGAAGTTCCTCTAAGGACAATATCATTATCTAAAAACTCTACATCACCTTGCTTTAAAAATTCTTCTTTGCTATCAAGAAAAGGTTTTGCAATTTCTTGATAATACTGCTCAACTTTTGCTAAATCTACAATCTTCATTTTTTCTTGTATTGCATCAAAATCAGATGTAAGTGGAATTTTTACTTTAAAAGTATGACCACCCAATTCAAAAGAACGAATACGGATAGTATCTTTATTAAATGACTTACCTAATGCGGTTGCAAAATTACTCATTTTATATCCTTATTTTGTCATGTGTTTTGATCTATATTGCTCTAATCTTTTACCCAATTTTTCACCTAAACTACTTGCGGCATTTGCTCCTTGACTTTCTAAAGCTGGTCTAAGAAAAGGATGTGCCGCCATTTTATAACTTCCATGCTCTTGCACATTAGCTCTAGCATCAGAAGGAATACCAACTTGTTTAATTTTTGACTTTTTATTATGTAAATTATAAAATGATCTTCTAGCTAAAACATTTCCGGGAGCCGTTGTTACAGTTCCAATAATAGTATCAGTATCTAAAACATATCTAGAATTTTTATCTCGTCTATTAGGAGATCGTGCCTCTATCCGCAAAGATGCTCTTAATGCTCCAGTATCTACTGCTACTAAAGATTTAGCGGTTAATAAAACAGGAGTCATTGCATCTTTTACTGCTGTTTTTAATATATTTTTTGCATCTTTAACACCAAAATCATCACGAATTTGTAGCAGTAAATCTTCAAATTCTTGAAAACCTTTTACTTTAAATAATACAGATTCGCTAGGCATTATCTACCTTAATCATCTTATGATAGATAGAGTTATTTAATCTAATAACATACTCAACAACTTCTTCTGGAGTCATAGTATCTGCGTGATTTTTTGCAATTTCGTAAACAGTATGAATACCAGTAATTTTTTGCTGTGAAAACCCAAACCAATTCTTAACCCCAGAAGTGGATTGACTAATTAAATAGCTTAATAGATCAGTATTGTTCTCTATTTTCATCTTCTATTGTTTCTTCTATTGTAGGTTTTTTATTTTTTTTAATATAGATTTCAATAACTGCTTTAGGTTTAAATGGATCATGTCCATCTGCAAGACAAAGTTTAACAGCGTGATCTATATTATCCGCATCATAAACTTTGCCGTTTGCAAATTGAACTTTCATCATT